AGCTGCTGCTAATTCATTTAAAGTGTTTAATGCACTTGGTGAGCTATCAACTAAATTAGATACTGCTGTATCGACATAAGCTGTAGTAGCAACTTTTGTACTATTGTTTGAAGCTGATTGTGTTGTTCCTGTAGTTGTAGAAGCTATAGTACCACTTAACTCTCCTGAGAATGTGGTAGCTGTAGCTGTTCCTGTTACTGTTATACCTGTTGATGAAGTGGCTAGTTTGATTGAATTGTCGTAGTACGAAGTGACTGCACCATCTTCGTTTAGTGCCATAAAATTCTCACCTGCAAGTGACTTGAATCTTAAATTAGTGGCTTGTATATAAAGATGACCACTTCCATTCTCGTCTATAAAACTATTAGTGCCATCGCTATAAATTTTTAAATCATTTCCTGCTCCAAATATAGCTTGTCCATTATCTGCTAATTTAATGTCATGGTTAAAAGATGCAGTACCTGCGTCAGACATATCAAGTGTAAGTGCTGTGATTATAGTACCACCATCGTTACCTCTAAAGATCATATCCTTATCTTGAACAGCAGCTTTTAGTTGAATATCGCTACTACTGTTTATAAGTGAGAATATATCTGTTCCTGCGTCTTGAAATTTAATATCTCCACCATCAGCATCAAGAGTAATGTCTCCACCACTATCAATAGTAAAATCACCAGCATCAGAAATAGTAGAGCCATCTATAGTAATATCATCTACTACAAGACTAGTACCTGTAAGTACAGTACCTGTTACAGCTCCAGCACTTGAACCACCTATAGTAACTCCATCAATTGTACCACCATTAATATCAGCAGTATCAGCTACTAAAGCATCTGTAGTTACTGTACCATCAAAGAAAGCATCTTTAAATTCTAAAGAACTTGTACCTAAATCTATATCATTATCTGTTACTGGTACGATTGCACCATCTTGAATTCTTATTTGTTCTACTGCAGATGAAGAGACTTGAACAAAGAAACCCCAACGATTATTGGTCCCATCTACAACAATCTTGTTGAGAAAGTCTAAATCTCCAATAGTGTGAATGTTACCACCTTGTCCAGCAGTACCATCATGTCTGTGTCCTGTACTAGTAGCACTTGTAGACGAATAGGCGAAAGCATTAACTAATTGATTATACTCATTGTTAAATAAAGCAGCAGCGATTAAATCACCATCTGAAAACGAACTTTGCCTTGTGTATGTCTGTGCCATGTATTATCTCCTGCCTGAAGGTATAAAATCTATGTAAAATCCATTAACAATATAAGAAGCACTTGTATCATCTGAGAATACTCTAAATGAATTACTATGTCCACTACCTTGTAAAGCTACTCTTGTTAATGGTTGTTCTCCTGCTCCAAAGTTTGCAGAACCAAATGTAGTACTACCAAATATTGAGGGAGCAGGTATTGATAGTTCATAATCAGATGGTTGTGGTATAGTAGTTGTATCATAGTCATACCTAACTCTAAGTGTTGGAGTTATAGCAGCTTCTGGAGCTATTGAAAGCTTAACATAATGCATAGTCTTTAATGTACCTAAATCACCGTAATCATAATCTGATGTTTGATATTTTGCATTAATGTTAGAACCGTTGAAGTTATACCCTGTGTCATGTGTGTATATATATCCATTTGTATCCCCATGATAATAAACTTCAACTCCATCTGTATTAAAATTAGAATTAACTGCTGTTACTTCTAACCCTACTGTTTCTGACCACTGAAATCCATCTGGTCTTAATGTTCCTATAATTCCTTTTTGTGATGAGTTACCTAAAGCTACGTTACTGTAGTATAATCTATATTGTGATTTCTCTCGGATTACTACACTATCTATTATATAGTCGTCTATATTTTGTGCTATAGTGACCATAATAGGTTGTATGTTCTTACTCACTGTACCTAACTCTACGTCACCAATCCTTGCTGTACCAGCTACAGTTCTTATTCCATCTTGTGCTAAGAATACAATATCACCACCAATCTCTTGAATACTATGTCCTGATAAACATCCTACATTTTCAGCTACAGGTACAACGGAAGGAGTACCATTTATATCTTGTAACTTATGAATACTATTTTCACAGAAGATAAATAAGTCTTGTCTAAAACTTTTGATTCCTACTATCTTATCTGAGATAGTTACTTCTCCAGAACCTGTTCCTGTGAATGTAGTAGGATCTAATAATGTACTGTAGTAAACAGTAGATTCATTATCTATGACACCAGCAGCTATTAAATGTTTATCATGTATTGTAACATATTTAACACCATTAGTACCATCTACAGTTATTTCACCAGCATTATAGGTTCTATTAGATAAAGCACCTGATCCTTCCATTCTAAAATAAAAAGGTTCATTAACTCCATCAGATATAACTAATAAGCCATAATCGTAGGTAGCACCTTCAAATAATGCAAACTGACACTGGGCTTGATTAGCTCTAGTAAGAGTACCTCTGCCATTAAAGGTACTATAATTCTCATTAGTACCTACTGAACTTCTATTAATCTGTAGCCAAGTAATTCCATCCAAACTAAAATAAATATTAGTACTAGCACAAGCTACTACTCCATCAGCATAAGGGAAAACTCCTACTATATTTACAGTAGATCCTGCAGGCTGAGTAGCACTTGTTGTTCCTAATTTAGCATAACCATTAATACGTCTGTATCCACCCTCTACAGAAACTTCAAAATTTTCTAATATCTTTGCTGCTCCCGGAGTCTTAAGTAAATCAATGGAATTAACTGATTTAATTAAACCTCCATTACAGGCTACTGTAAATGGTTGTGATTTTGCCATAATTAAAAGTAAGTTCTATCGTCTGATATATATTTAGGTGTGGGATTTATGAGATTTGACTTCATAAACTTCATACCTCTTTTAAACTCCTCTAAAGCAAATGCTGCTTGTTGAGGACTCTCTTTAAATTGCCATACGTAATACCTAGCTCTAGATGTAATTACATTTGCGTATTGATCTGGTAAAGCTATAGCATCACCGTAGGCTGATAATTCTGTAGGTACAGTGAATGCATAAAAATGTACATTATAAACCTTATCAGGAATTGGACTTAATCCAAACTTCCTACTATCTGGAGATTTAAAAACATATTTAGGCTCTCCATATACCTGTGTATCGGCATCATCTGCGTTCTCTTGATCTCTTAAGTGTGTCTTCCAGTCGTCTAAAGTAATATATCTTAGACCTTCAGATACATAAGGAGCAGATGCTCCTGATACGTTTATTGTTGTTAAATAAAAATCATCCCAATCTATCGATGCATAGTCTGTAGTTATTGAAGAACTATTAGATTTTAAAAGATACCATCTAGTTCCTGCTGTTGTAGGTACTGTTACATTCCCATAGAAAGGATCAGTGCCTCCACTAACTCCTGCTGAAAAGAAAGGTAGTTGTGGTTCTTCGTTTGCTATATCAAATAGTGCTTTATTAATACTATCCTTAACAAACTTTTGAATACCTGCTGCACTAGAAAAATTTCCAGAAGTTAATACTACCTCATTAAGCTCTCTTAGTACTTCGTTAGTTATATCTAGATACGTTGTTGCCATTATTCACCTTTATTAAAAATTCTGTCATAATTGTCACGATACTTGTCGTAACTTTCTTTTTTGTAAAACTTGCCAGATACTCCTAATGCCTGTCCTTTATTCCTATTATTACTTTTAAGAATAACAGAACTATCTATTTTATCTGATCCTATTTGTGGCATTATTTCTTAATTGTTTTAAATGCTTCGTTCTGCATTGTTTTAGGATTATCTTTTACAAATCTTCCTTTTCTTCCTCTGGCTCTTACTGTCTTTGTACCAAAATAAAAATTCATTCTTGGTTCAAAATTATTCTTTAGCCATTCTGCGTGATTCCAACTCATGTTTAATTCCTTGTTATGTATGGGAGGAAAACCGAAGCTCCCCTCCACATACTAGTTTCTATTAGTCAATTACATAGAAAGCTGATACTAGAGCTTCACTTCTAAGTACGTCTGCACCGTAGACATGAAGTCCTCTTACTATATCACCAAAACTATCAGGATCACGAAGAACCTCAGTTTGTGTTATAGCTTGAGCTGTAGCAGCAGATGAAATATGTCCAGCTAAAACTTTACCAGTAGCATTTGAAGTACTAGCAATGTTATTAGTTTTATACATATTAAATCCACGTAACTTTCCACTTGATACTAAACCGTTTCTAAGTGAACCTTGACCAGCATTATAATCTACTGACAAAAGCTTAGAACTAGAACCTGACAACTCTTCGTAAAAAGTTGGAGGTGCTACGAACCATCTACCTTCTTCAGGTACGTTCTGGTCGTCTAGTAATCTAGCCATTCTTGCCATTAGGTCAAGTGCGTCAACGCCAGTTCCGTCAGAACCTAGAAGGTCTACTGAGTTAGTAGCGTGAGTCATAGTCGCATCAGCAGTTGAACTGTCTGATCCGATTACATGGTCAGGTGACGAAGAAGATACTCCACTGAATAGTTCAGCGATCACACCAGCATCAAAAGCATCTTTCAATGCGTAAGCTGCAGAAGAAGACGCTGCTTCTTTCCAGTTTACATGAGACATTGATTTCTCAATATCATCAACTTTGAATTTGAAAGCGTTAGCTACATCAACAGTTAAGGTTTCTTCGGCATCAGTCAACTTCGTTTGCGTTACGTCAGCACCTCTTTCATACTGATAAACAGTAATCGTAGGTTCTTTGACGATC